TATACTTATTGCGAAGCTTTGTAGCTAAAGGGGTGAGTGTCCTGATGTTATTGTCAGAAGCCAGCACAGCTACCCTATCCAGGACTGAGCCTAGATGTCTTGAGGGTGAGTTTGCTACATTTGATACTTTGAATCAGAATAATAGAGTATACCCTCGTGATCTATATGAAGATGCTTTGAAGAGACTTATGCCTAAAGTAAAGAATAAATCTTGTCTCGGTGAGTGTGATCATCCTCTCGATTATGACGAGGTTCGTTTATCTAATGTATCACATGTAATCAGAGAAATCCGTACTGAAGGTAATAAAGTCTATGGTAAAGTAGAACTACTTGGTACTCCTTCTGGTAAGATCGTAGAGTGCTTAGTAGATGCTGGTATTCCTATAGGTATCTCTTCCAGATCTGTCGGTGATGTTAAAGAAGTAGATGGTCACGAGGAAGTTACTTCATTAGATATTATTACTTACGATCTTGTAGCTGATCCTTCTTTTAAAGGAGCAGTACTCAGTGAAGTAGATAGATCTAAATTAGGTGAGAATCTGTCTGCTATTGAGAAGTCCTTACCACTGAGAGAATCCTGTGGTAGTGATAGAGCTCGTAAGATGATCAAACAAATAAGAGAATCCCTCCTCACAGACTCTCGTGAGGGAGTTTCTAATAGATCAACTCCTGATCAGGAAGCATTAATCAATTCCATGACTACTACGATTAAGAACAACTCTAAATCTCTAGTAGAAATGAAACAGAGATGTGCTAGTCTGGTTGAGGAGAATAAATCTCTGAGATCTGAGAAAATCTCAGCGCTGAAGAAGTTAGCTGAGTCTCAGGCTTCTCTGAATGGTCTCCAAGGTAACATGACTAAGCTCCAGGATTCTTATAACCTCTTAGTAGAGACGACTGTGTCTCAAGACTCTTATACTAAGTTGGAGAAAGAAACTGTTGAGTTACGTAGGAGATTAGCAGTTGAATCAAGAGGTATGACGTATAGTCAGGTGCGTAATATCCTCGAAGGTGCAACTACTACAGAGGAAATCAATAAGAGATTGGATTCTGTGAAGACTTCTAGAGTATCTTCAACACTTGAGGATCTTCGGAAATCTGCAATGAGTATCCATGAAGGAGTAACAACTCCTACCAAGAATAGTCGCCTATCTGAATTAGTCTCACGTGTATAAATGAACGGAGGTTTAAGTCATGAAACTGAATGAACAGAAAAAGACACTAGCTGATAGTGTTATTATGAAGGGACTGGCTCTGGCCGAGTCTCGTCAGTGGAGAGATCACACTGCTGCGATCCGTGAAGGTTATCGCAAGTCTCATAAGAAGAGCATTCCTACTGAACTGCTGGCTACCACTGCTCAGCTGCTGGAGAATACTCGTCAGTACTTCTCTCGTATGGATGAAACTACCAGAGTCGTGAACACTGGTAATTTCGTTGACTACGGTTTTGACCTGATCTCTGCTACTGTTCCTAATCTGATTGCTACTGAACTGGTATCTGTTCAGGCTATGGAACAGAGAGTCGGTGCTATCTTCTATCTGGATTACCTGTATGGTAATAACAAAGGTAGCATTCAGGCTGGTACTCCTATGAACTCTCCTTTCACTGGTGCTGATGGAGCTTATAACTTCTCTAATGACACCATTGATGGTGAAGTTCTCGGTACTGGTGACGGTACTGAAACCAGCTTCACTACTACTCTGGGTTATACTCCTATCCGGACTGGTACTGCTGAAGTCGTCGTTGACAACGTTGTAGTTGCTAACGTAGTGTCTACATCTAGTGGTGTTGATACTCTAGCTGCTGTTAACAGTTCAGGATATTCTGGTACTGTTAACCTGAATACAGGTGCTGTAAGTATCACTGCTACTACTGCTCCTGCTGCTGGTAAGATTGTCATCCTGAACTATCGTTACAACATGGATCTGACCAACGTTGGATTCTCTCAGGTTGACCTTGATCTGAAGAGCATGTCTATCGAAGCATTCCCTCGTAAGCTGAAGGCTCTCTGGCTGCTGGACGCTGCTTATGACCTGCGTCAGATGAAGGGTATCGATGCTGAGAATGAACTGGTCGTTGCTATGAGCTCTGAGATCAAGCACGAGATCGACGGTGAGATCCTCGCTCAGCTGTATCGTCAGGCTGGTAACACTGGTTTCACTTGGAGTGCTCAGAACCCCACTCAGTCACTGAGCTATGCTGAGTACAAGAAGACCATCATCGATGTGTTCACTGAGATGAGCAATGCTATCTTCACTGCGACTAAGAGAGTCGGAGCGAACTTCATCGTTGCTGGTGTCAATGTGTGCAACATCGTCGAGACTCTGGATGAGTTCGCTGCTGAACCTCTGGGAACTCGTAACATTAATGGTCCTCACTTCGTAGGTACTCTGGCTGGTAAGTGGAGAGTGTATAAGAATCCCTACTTTAATCCCAACACCTTCATGCTGGGTTACAAGGGTGATAGCTGGCTGGATGCTGGTTATGTCTATGCTCCTTACATGCCTCTGTACACGACTCCTACTGTCATCCTGGAAGACTTCCAGTTCCGTAAGGGTCTCGCTACGAGCTATGGTCAGCGCATGATCAACAATGCTCTGTATGCTAAGGGCAACATCACTCACTACAGTGCAAGTCGTATGGAACCTGCTTCTAACTAATCACAACTAAACTCCTAAAGGAGGATGGGGATTACATCCTCATCCTCCTTTATAATATGGTAAGAAAGGAGATCACAATCTATGACAGTTGAAGATTTAGTTAAAGAGATTAAGATCGACTTAGGTTGTGATGTAGTCTCCTTAGGTATCAGTGATGAAACTATTAAAGCTAAGATCTCTGAAGCATTACGTAAGATAAGTTCTTATGCTCCTAAGGTAATGATAGGTTCATTCCCTACTGCACCTAAAATACATATGCCAGATGGTACTACTTCAGTACTACAGATAATGTCTGGTGATATAGCATCAGATACTACGATGGTTGATAATGATGTGTTTGGATGGACTACTATTATGATGAATAGTGGTACTTCAATGTTTAGTCCTTACACAATATTAGAATCTCGTCAGAATGTACGTACCTTGCAGCAGTTTATAAAGATCACTGATTTTTATTATGATAAGGTCAACAACGATCTTTATATAAGCGGTGCAACTAGAGATACATTAGTTATTAGATACTTGATACCTTATGAAAGTATCGAAGAAGTCAATGATGAATTAGTAATCCAGAAAGTCAAGGAGTATGCATTAGCACTTTGTAAGATCATAGAAGGTATGATCAGGAGAAAATTACAGAATACTCCTGGTGCTATGCAACTTGATGGTGATGCTCTCACTAGCGAAGGTAACTCAGAGAAAGATAAACTCGATCAAGAGTTGCCAAGTGTTTTTAAATATTTAAGATTTGGTTTGAGGATATGATTATGGAGTATGGATTTATCTATGAAACTACAAATTTATCTAATGGTAAAAAGTACATAGGTAAACATAAGAGATATCAAAATCCGACTGACCCTGATGATTCATGGTATTTAGGAAGTGGTACTCATTTACAGAGTGCTATAAATAAATACGGTAGATCTAATTTCTCACGAAAAATATTGTGTAATTGTAAAGATGAAGAAGAGTTAAGGAGTAAAGAGAAATATTATATAGATTTATATAACGCTGTAGATTCAGATGAGTATTATAATCTATGTAGAGACGCTGATCCTCCTGTGAATATTAAGAAAGGTAAAGATCATCCTTGTTATGGAAAGCATCTCACTGAAGAACATAGAAGAAAAATTTCTGAGTCTAGTAGAGGACATAAGAAATCAGAAGAAACCAAAAGAAAGATGTCCTTGAATCACGCTGATATGAGAGGAGAGAAGAGTCCTATGTATGGTAGGATAGTTTCAGAAGAGACCAGAAGAAAGATGTCTGAAGCTAATTCTAATCCTACAGAGGAATTAAGACAGAAGAGATCTCTAGCTGTAATAGGAGATAAAAATCCTATGTACGGTAAGCATCATACAGACGATACTAAAATAAAAATGTCCTTAGCACAAATTGGAGAGAAGAATCACTTCTACGGTAAGAAGCATTCAGAAGAAACTAAAAGAAAAATTTCTGAGTCTACTAAAGGTATAAAGAAAGTATGCCATAGAGTATGTATCGTTTGCGGTACTTCTTTTATTAGTGCGTGCACTAATGCTAAGTATTGTGAAAGTTGTAGGTGATTCTTCTAATGAGAACTATGATGAATGAATTCAAACGTAGGGAATTTCAGAGAGAAACTGATAAACCTACTGTAGATAGATCACGTAAAGTTCCTTATTGTAGATATCGTGGCATCAGTGAAGATGGTATAGTGTACTTCGATGTTAGATCTGTTTCTGGTAACGGTATGTATACTGTTAAGATCAAACTCGAAGATTATACTGATGTCAAGGATGACGAGACATTAACTGCTCAGGAGAAAGTAAGACTATGTCTCGACGGAGATATCAAAGTATTCTGCTCATGCCCAGCTTACAGATATTGGGGATTTGAGTACATAAATACTCAGCTTGACTCTAATGAAGGAGATCCTCAAGAGAGATTTCCTATCATTAGAAATCCTCATCTTACAGGTATCTTGTGTAAGCATATCTATAAAGTACTACAAGTTCTACCTATGAACTGGACTACTATTGCTTCTGATATTCAAAGAGGTAAGTTCTTGGAGGTGAGATAATATGCCAAGAACTTTTGCTGGTATGAACTACAGACCTACAGATAAAGAAGTTAGATATCAGAGAGAACAGTTCTATGAGAGTTTAAGAGTACAAGGTATCCCTGCTAAGATTTACAGTATAAAACCTCACGAGGATAGTCATGATTTCTACGGTGATATAGACGAGAGATCAAATCCATATGTATCAGGATTTGATACTCTGATCACTTACGATGTATTACCTACTATCCAGACATTACGTAATTTAGGATGGTATCAAGAACAAGAAGATTTACCTATTATAGCTCACATTCCATTATTGTATGAGGATACTCTTAACGGTCTTACAGAATTTAGACCTAAGATTGATGACAAGATAGAATTGATCAGTAATCCTCTTGACGAGGATATCAATTGTGATAAACAATTCTACTTGATCAAGAAATTAAAAGGAGTAGGATTTCCTCATACTATTTACTACATAGCTAACATCGTACCTTACAGGAGGAATCGAGATGAGCTCATTTGATATCAAGATCCCTACTAGTTTGTACGATACAGGAGATCCTCTATTGGTAGATTCCGTGATGGAAGGGTTCTCTGATTATATTATAGATCTCTATGCAAAGAAGATAGACGAGAATCTCAGCAGAGCAGGTAGGTATGAAAAGTATCAAAAAGAGTATGGTCAGTCTGTAAGAGAGTGCTTGAAATCGAGAGGTTACCCAGAGGATATGAAAGTATCTGGTAGTCTCATAAAAGAAGCTCTCGTTAAAAAGTATAGATATGATCATATTGTGATAGAATTCTCTCCAAGACCTAGAGTGAAAGGATGCTCAAAGTCGCTAGAACAATTCGTAAGGATTATGGAATACGGAAGTTCTAAATTTCCAGCATTGAATTTTATGAGGTCTGTTAGGAGTGATATAACTAATAACCTTAGGAGGTACTACTATGAGTACTATGAGAGCTCCAATAGGAGTATCAACAACAGACATAGAAAAGTACGATAGAGCAGTAGCTTCCTACCTGGTAGGTTTAACTGAGAAATTAATCTATTCTCCTACGAGTAAAGCTCGTCGAGAGATCTCTAAACTCAAAACTGATGATGATAAAATACCGTGGGCTTTCATGAGTTATTATCGTCATCCTCAGTTTGAGATAGATACTGAGAGAGATGGTTTCCCTAATCGTATGGTTGGTGATAATACGGGTAACGTTCTACGTAAAGGTATCGTGAATAGTACTCGTGTTAAAGCTCTACCGATAAACCTGACATATTCGGTAGATATATGGTCTGGTACTCACAGGAGAGTATTAGAAATCGCTACCCTGACTGCCGAGAGATTATTCTTCAACGAACGTGTCCTGACTGCACCTGTTGATGTTGAAGATGAAGATGCTCGGTTTGCGATTCTTAATCTCGACTGGACAGACAACTCAGATATAGAGAATGAAGAAGAGATTGGTAGAATATACCGTCATACATTCACATTCTCTATAGATGCAGTGTTCAAAGTCATATCGACGACTAGGACGTATCCTTTGGACATGAGTAAATTATTGATAGAAATATATGAAGGAGAAGATATCAATGCTGAAGTATGTAAAAAATGTGACTTCGACAGATTACATCCTGAAGGGTGAAATCAATACACCTAATGGGATTACTCCTATCAGTATTAGAATCATCCGTGGTGGTCTGTACGAAATCGATACACATATCAGGTATACTAACTTAGATGAAGCTATTAAGAACGGAGACCTCGTACCTCCTTATGAAGAGAAGGTAGAAGTAGTACCTGAAGTACCTGTAGAAGATACTGTTGAAGAGGAGACTCCTGGCGAAGTTCAGGACGAACCTGAAGACGAGACTCCAGTAGAGGTAGAAGAGATTCCTGAAGTCGAAGAGGATACAGCTGACTCTGTAGAATCTGATGATGGTTCTCTCGTATGTCCTCACTGTGGTGCAGAGTGTGCTACTAAAGCGAGCTTGACTAGACATATTAATAAGTATCATCCTGAACAGTAAAGGAGGTTCTATCATGAGCACATTAGGACCCTATGCTATTGAACAGGATTACTCACATTATGTATCGAAGTCCTCTGGTATAATCTTCGGTGTAGTAGGTACTGCGACTAAAGGTCCAGTAAATGAGCCTACACTCTGTACCAGTAGCACTGACTTCATCAGAAAGTTTGGTAATCCTGACCCTAACCATATTGGACTCTACGCTGCTATGTATTATCTCAATCAGGGTAATCGTTGTTACTACGTTAGAGCAGAAGGTGCTACTCCTGCTGCTAAAGCTGCTCTGTCTATCCCTGGTAAGAAGGATGAGACTGTTGTAAGTAGTGCTATTACTCTCACAGCTAATACTCCTGGTACCTACTATAATAATCTTAAGGTTATAGTAGCTGCTAGTATCGTAGGTTACAAGATCACAGTAGCTGAAGGTAGTAGAACTCTGGAAGTCATCATGTACCAGATTGGTGATACTTTCAATTCTGCATACTTTACTGCTACTGCTGTAACTGAGGATCTTACAGAGCTTACTCCTGGTACTTACACTGCTGCTGGTGGTACTGACAGTGATACAGGATTAGTTGCTGCTAACTGGATCAAGGCACTAGAAACTCTTAAGAGTAGTGTCTATGATATCAACCTGTTTGCAGTACCTGGTATCTCTGATAATGCTGTTATCACTCAGGCTCTGCAGATTGCTGAAGCTCGTGGCGATGCTCTCTTCCTGGTAGATCCTCCTAACAACTTAGATCCTGACGATGTTACTGACTGGCATAATGGTACTAGTGAATATTCTTCTACCTCGAGTTTGTACAATAGCTCCTATGGTGCATTGTATTATTCTTGGCAGAATATTTACGATCAGAATAACGGTCAGTACTTGGATATTCCTCCGTCTGCTGTTGTTGCTCAGGCGATGGCTAAGTCTGCTAGAGAAACTGCTATCTGGTTACCTCCTGCTGGTATGACCAGAGGTAAGATTGAAGGAGTAGTCCAGCCTGTGTACTCTCCTGATGATGGAGAGCGTGATGCTCTTTACAGTGATTACAATGCTGTTAACTGCATCATCGAAGATCCTACTGAAGGATTGGTTGTCTTTGGACAGAAGACACTACTCAGATCTAATACTGCTCTGAACCGTGTGAATGTGAGAATGCTGATGAATTACTTGAAGAGAGTAATCGTAGCTGCTGCTAAGTATCTCACGTTCGAACCGAATGATCAGTATACATGGAACTCTTTTGAGGATCTTGTAGAACCTACTCTCCGTAGCATTGGTCAGCGTAGAGGACTGTATGCTTACAGGATTGTTAAAGGTGAAGAGATCGTCACTAATGATGATATCGATAACTATCGTATGCCTTGTAAGATTCTGATTCAGCCTACTAAGGCTGCTGAAGAAATTCCTATCTACTTCACGATCACTCGTACAGGGGTTGATTTCAATGAAGTCTTAGATAGTGATTACATTGCTACAATTTAAGGAGAAAGGAGATTAGAGTATGCCTAATAGTAGAGCTCTCGGTGCATCCCACTTAGCATCTCAGGGATGGGAAGTCCAGAGAAAGAATAATTTTATTCTCTCTATTCCAGGCGTAGGAGAGAGTGAACAGTTACTCACACTGGCTGTAGTCTCCTGTGCTCTCCCTACTGAATCTAATGAAGTCATCACTCTTAACTACGGTAACACTAACGTAAAAGTAGCTGGTCCTGCTAATACTGAAGGTGGATCTCTCGTAGTCCGTGATTATCTTCAGAAGGATATGGAACTGGTACTCGATAATTGGCGTAGAGAAGTCTGGAATAAGGATACTGATGCTATTGGCTTCGCTGCTAATTACAAGCGTCAGGCTCGTATTATCCAGTACGCTCCTGATGGTACTTATGAACGTACTTGGAAGGTTGAAGGTCTCTGGCCGTCGAGTATTGCTTATGGCGATCTGTCTAACAACGATGGTGGTGTTAAGGAAATCAACATCACTCTCCAGTATGACAAAGCCAGACTGTCTCGTTCATAAACTAACTGATAATATAACAG